GATACTGAGCGCGGTCGCGATGTCACTATCAAGCAAGGTTCAGGTTTGCCTGACCTTGTGGTCGAGGAGTATGACTCCGAGGCCGGTGGTTACATCAATCCTGGTGACGGTGAGCCGGTCTTTATTGACCACGGCGAACCCCGTCACGAAGACGAGTATCAATGGATGGAATCTGATTCCGCTTCCGATGATGAGCGTCTTGAGCCCAACAACTGGGGGTCTTTCCCGACTGTTCAGCATTATTGTCTTGCTGACTTTAACGATGATCTTCAGACTTGGGTTCCTTTGGCAGTCCATCGCTCCACGTTTTCAGCGTCGGAGTTTGTGGATGTGCTGTTTGAGGTCCTTGAGATGGACACTATCACCCCTATGGCGATGGTGATTCTTGACCAGGACATCAAGTTGCGCCGCATATGCAAGTATGTGAAGCAACATGGTGGTGGCCAGTATGCCATCATCGCCCACGGAGCACTTTTGCGGAAGGTGCTTCGCCCTGAAACTTCTTCAGGTGTGCTGGTTGACCTGGCTCTTCAATCTTTCGACGTTGTGTCGGATGAATTGGGGGGCTTGGTTGCTAGTTCCGTAGCCAACTGGCGCTCCATCGTGCACTCCACGGTGGGTTGCTTGGTGGCGGCTTACGTGATCCGCCTGCTTTTGCAGATGCTTTTTGGTGTCTGGGAGAAGCGGGCGCGCATCGCGCGAGTCATGGTTTCTCCAATCTTTCTGGTGTGGAAGGTCCTTTATTGGCCTTTTCGCCCGTGGGACTTGGAGCAAATCTCTATCAGCACTCCTAAGCAGGAGCTGTTAAAGGCAGCCGCGCCCTCTTTGCCGGGGGCGCAGCTGCCTGAGGCGGTTTTGCCTACGAGTCTGATTGTGCCCACTGAAGCTTGGCCGAAAGGCCAAGTTGTCCTAGGCTTCTACGAGGATGGTGATTTTCGGGTGACCGGAAATGCCCTCATTGTTAAAAGTTCTGTGGCAGTCAGTGGTTTTGTCTTGGTTGCATTGCGTCATGTATTGACGTCTTTGTCGCATGAGGCAGCACTGCTCGTTCCTGGGGCCGATGGCAAGTGGAAACACCTGCGCGTCGGCAAGTTGTTCTTGACCGGAATGTCTAAAATCAATGAGGTTTTGGTCTTTCGATGTGACAAGAATTGGCCGGCGCGGCTGGGGCTTCAAGTCCCGGACGTTGCCATCGCCCGTCCAGGGGCTGTTATGATCACTTTCCACGCTGGTGGGGATGTGCCAAACGTACAAAAGTCGTATGGTAGCCTCGTCGAGCGTGCAAAGACTGGTGGTCGCCTCAGCCACACTGCTTCTACGGTTGCCGGTTCTTCCGGTGCCGCCGTCATGCAGGGTGGCAAGGTGGTTGCCGTCCATGGTGGTGCGTACACTTGGGGCACAGGGGAGAGCGCAGGCGTGGCCAATTATGGCTTTGGTCTGCCCTTTCTTCCAACCATTCGTCCTGAATCCGTGGTGAAGAACTCTTTTTCATCACAGGAAGACGATGACTCCTATTTGTCAGAGAATGACCTCTATGTCCTAGACGAAGATCGTCGAGACTATGAGATGCATCCAGATGATTTTCTGGATCGTTGGGAGGCAAAGTCGCGAAAGCATTGGATTGACATCATTGATGAAAGTGATGGACGTAATGATTATCTTGGTGGCGGCATGTTTGAGGAGTCGACTTCGGGAAAAGCGTCGTCCCCCGCTGGAGCGGGGGCTCTCGGCCTTCTCCGTCAGAAGTTGCTCGCCAAATTGCCCAGCTCGTCGGCTTTGCAGGAACTGAGCCCACCCTCGTCACAGAAGGGGGCCCAGGACTTGCCAGAGTCGGCAACGCCACTCCAGTCCGCCGCAGTAACCCGCCCCGCAAAGGCAATTACCGCGGACTCCAACTCTTCATCGCATGCCGATGCCCGCCCACCGAAGGAGGTGCGAGTGTTGACCAGCGTGCTGGAGGGAAAGGAGCGCAAGATAGCGCGACTGGAGAAACAGCTGCAAGCTGCAAAGTCTGCGGCTGGAACCTCGGTGAAACAGAAGAAGTCGAAGACCGCTTCCGTTTCGCAGTCGAAGCCCTCTCAGGTTTCGGCTGGCCCGACCGGGGGGCCTCCTCCGAAATCAAGTCACTGATTGCCTCTTGCGAGCGCAATCAGTCCGTCGCCAAAAGTGATGTTTTGGCCAAGGTTATTGACGGTTTCGTTGGAGATTATATTGCGACCCAACCGGTGCTCGGTTTTACTGAGCCGCTGGACTTGGAATCACGGGTTCGGCAGATCGCTTTGAGCGGTCGGCTGAATCGCAATGCCACTCCTGGTTATTGCTTCTTGGACTGCTCAAATGTGGGTCAAGTTGTTGATGACCATTTGGAAGAGTTGGTCTTGTATGTGACGCATTTTATAGATGTTTTGATGCGGTATAGTCCGACTGAGTTCGCTGCTCTCTCTTTTGAGCAGTGGGTTGAGTTGGGCATCTTCATTCCGCACCGGGTTATGATTAAGCAAGAGCCACATAAATTGGCTAAGTTGCTTGAAAAGCGCCCGCGTAACATCTTTGCAGAGTCGATAGTCGCCCAGATGGCTTTCCGTGTGTTGTTTTCCGATTTGGTGGACGACGCTATCGAAAACCATGAGTCTCGTCCTAATAAGACGGGCATGGGACTGCACGATCAGGGCTTGCGGGCTTTGTTCGAGTATGCAAAGAAGGGACTTGGTGCTTCACCTCCGGGCGTTGGCGTTTATAGCGACGACGTAGGGGGCTGGGACACTGAGGTCTGTGCGCCTCTCCTCCACGCTTCTGCGTGGGAGATGTACCATGAACTTGGTCTGGCGGACGGCACTCGATACAGCAATTTCTTTTGGAATTTGCTGCGGTGGGAGTCAGTCGTGCCAGTGGCGAGCAGCAACGGTGCCGTGTTTTGTTTCACAATGATTCACGGGCAGCGTTCCGGGTCTTTCATCACTGCCTATCGCAACGGGAAAGC